CAGTAATGTCATACCCCATCTTGTGGAGCGTGCTTCGGTAGTCACGGCTCTTCGTGATGATCAGCTTGTCGAGGTCGATCTTGATATCCTTCTGCCTGAGAGTTCCAAACACAGCACGGGCGTAATCCTTCAAGCCGCTGACACTGGGATATTCGGACAACATGGTTAGGATTTTGGATTGAACGAGAATGGACTCACGCTTAGATCCTGCCTTGAGTCCCTGCTTGGTGGTGAACCCGTGCTTGAAGAAATTCGACCCGAGTGGACGCTCGCAGTGGAATCCGTCAGACGTTGCAGAGACAACAAACTTGCAGAATGTCTCGCCATCTTCGTTCTCCCGTTTGACGACAGTGACTTCGAACCCAAGCATGTCAGCCATGTCCTCGATCGAGGATTGGATGTCCGTGTTGACTCGGACGAGAGTGTCGTCACCTTCAACACATGAATACGAGGAATCGCCGTTCATCTCCCGTGAAAGGTCTTCGCCCGTGGATATCCTCGCACAGAGTTTCTGGAAGTCTTGCGAGTAGGCGTTATCGTTAGCGAGATGAAGAGCGAGGCAGAACTGGTTGAACGTGTGAGTTACAAGGGTATTGAACAGAGATGTGGTCTTTTCTCCTGAGCACCTGGAGTAGAGAGCGAGGACTCTCCATGCTCTGTTACGTATGTCAAGATCAGTCTCGGTGATGGACTTCCAGAGTGCGCGCGCCTCCCAGCATTGCGTCGCTATCTCAATGGCGTATGCTTCAATGTCCTGGATTTCGCGGGACTGTGAACTGTCGTAGTTGCTGAAGTCTGTCTCGAAGCAGAACCACGCCTTTCCCGCGCCGCGCTTCATTCTGCGGGCAAGTTGGACACTGTTGGCGTGTTTGACGAATGTCTTGAGCTTGTAAACTTGATCTTGAGTGTAGTGGAGTATGCAGTGGGACAAGTCGCGTAGCAGCACCTCTCGTGCGCATATCGGACGATCGACCATTCGCTCGCTAGCGAGCACCTCCTGCTTGACAAACATCCTCACTACATTCTGGATGGAGGTGAGCGTAAGTGACCCGTCTGCGCAAAGCTTGTTTATGTCAGCGATTTTCCGGTCCCTTTCCTCCCTCGTGTATTGCTTCATGGTAGCAATATACTCCGTCGCGATCTACTGGATTGGCTTTGGCTCAGCGAACCCATACTCGATAAGCATGTTTTCAAGTAGTCGCTTCATCGTGGATTTAAACATGTTCATGACGGGTTGGTGGATAGTACAAACCGGTTTCGAGACACGTCCCTGAACTGCGACTAGTGCGTTCAGCGGGCATGTGCAGGACACGTGATAGTGCCGGTCGTCTTTCTCCATGAAAACGGGTAGTGTTTGTAACGCGGCGACCTTTGATGCATGGATCACTGCCTCCTCCATCAACCTCCTGTTGAAAGAGTAGATGTGAGTGTTGCCGCGCACGTTTATCTGGGTATGCACTTTTGCGGGCAAACAACCGGCGTGAAGCAAGCGTCTGCCAGTGCCTTCCTCCTCGACGATCTTGGGGCTAGGGTTCTATTGCGCGTGCTGGTACCTAGCAGTCAACAACTTGTTTATTCTGTTGGTGTTCTCTATGTTGATGCGGTTCAGAGCACCGAGATCGTTGTGAACGTCGTGGAGACTGGTGATGCGTATGGGCACGGACTCGATTATCACCTCCGTGTTTCTGCATCTGAGTGGCTACGTGGTTGCGGGTATGTCGCGCATGAACTTGGCGTACTAGCTGCACTTTTGCCAGCACTAGTCTTTGCAATCGACGGGTTTTCCAAACTCCGCTCTGACGAATCGCGCGCAGGCGAGTGCGTTCTTGCTCATGATTGGGTAGGCGTGCCCGTTGGAGATTGCAACGTTGATGTCGGCGTTCCTATCCACTGACGCTCCTACTGCTACATAGCCAAGCGAGAGCTCGTTGGTCCATGTCTTCAACTTTAGTGCCCGCTTTGTGCCGTTTTGACTAAGCATGACGAGGTTGGCGAGGTTGCTAATAGATGCCCCCTGTTCGGAGATCTGGCTCGAGATGTAGTGCTCCGTCCAGCCTGTTATCGTCTCGATCATCTGTGGGGAGTCGCTGCATTAATGTCGCCAGGGCGCAACTTGCACTTGTCAACACACCTGCCGAAAAGCGCCCAGAAAACGCTCTACTTGAAGCACTGGACGCCTCTCGGGTTAT